CTCGAGCAGGCGGGCGTCGCCCTTCTCGCTGACGACGAGGGCGTTGCCGCCGCCCCGGATCAGCTCGTTGGTGTCAGTGGCCGGTTCGCGGATCAGCAAGGTGGGGTCGGAGCTGTATTTGAGACCCCGGCCGGCCTGGCTGAGCTGGTAGTCGATCTCGATGCTGGTCTCGACGCAGGCGCGGAAGGTGCTGGCGCCGTCGATGCCGTCCGGTCCGTCGGGGCCGCCGGGGAGGTTGCGGATCCAGACGATGGGGACAAAACCCAGATCGTGTCGGATGGTGCGGGCCTCATCGATGGTAGGCGTCTCGTTGGAGCCGACCGGCCAGGGGTTGAACCAGGTTTCCTGGATGCGGTCCCAACTGCGCATGAACCAGTACTGAGCGGCGAGATCGGTGATCGGGTAGCCGAGGCCGGCGAGAACGGCGCCCTGGACCTTGTAGCGCTCGATGACGGTGGCGAGTTCGTCCGGCGCGTCGATCTCCCATTGCGGGGTAAGATAGAGGGTCTCGAGGACTCGGACGAACATGCGGCCGCGGATGATGCGCAGCAGCAGGGCGACCGAGCCTATGGCACCGCGCAAGGCGGCCTCCTGCATCACCGCGTTGAGTTTCAGCTCGGTGGCGAGATCGGCGAGCTGGGTGCGGAGCGCGGGATCGGCTGTCTCCAGCGTGGGGAAATGGCCGTCGCTGAAGACGAGGCTGAGGCTGTCATCCACGACAATGCGCGATAGCGGGTAGCGGACGCTGGGGCGGCGCTGGCGCAGCGGGATGTATTCGCCGCTCGAGGTGCGCTCCTCGTGAAAGTCGTAGGGGAGGACGTCGTAGAGCGTGCCGTCCAGGACCCGCTTGAGGAGGGCGAGGCGGGCCGTGCGTGGAGCGTGGTCGGGGTCGGGTTGGATGAGGCGGGCGATGGTGTCGAGCATTCCTCAGCCTTTTCGGTCTTGGGGTTTGGCTGCTCACCTGGAGAGATGGGGAATGGTGAGGCGCCGCGGTTGGGTTTGGGATTCGGTCAGCAGGGCGTGGGCGCGGCTGAGGGCGTCGACCTGGTCTTCCTTGCGGCCTTGGGGGAAGTCGCGCAGTTCGTCGAGAAAGGCGCGGTTCCAGGGGGCGCGCAGCAGGGTGAACTGGCCCTGGTCGATGGTGGCGGCGGCGGGGGTGGCTCTGAGGAGCTAGCTGCCGGTTTCGGGCGAGGCGCGGACGCGGTGGCCGGCGAGGCGTTGGGTGAGCCAGGCGACCTGTTGCTTGCCGGCCTGGCCGGGGTCTTGAGGGAGGCCTATGGTGACGGTGGGCCCGTCCTGGCTGGCGGTGGCGATGATGCTGTCGGCGACCTCGGTAGGGTTGGCGCGGAGGCGGACGATGTCGGTGACTGTGACGCCCCCCGCGTGGCGGGCGAGCTTGAGGCCGACGGTCCAGTCCGGGTCGCGGCCTTCGCCGGGGATTGTGGCGGCGAGGTCCCAGGCGCGGACCTCTCGGGAGAAGGGCGGGGCTGCGTCAAGGATTGAGATGCGGGAGGTGGCGAACAGGGCGTCCGTGTCGGGCGAAGGGTCTTGCTGGAAGAGGGCCTGCCAGATGCGGGGGCCGATGGTGGCGCGTTTGCGGGCCAGGGCCTGTTCGTCCTCCCAGGCGGGCCAGAGGGCCTGGCCGGGTTGGCGGCCCATCGGGTCGTTTGGTTCGGCGATGGCGGGGAGGCGGAGGATGCGCCAGGTGTCGGCGCTGTCGATGAGGCGGCCGCCGAGGTCGTCCTCGTGCCAGCGGGTCATGATGAGGACGATGCGGCCTTGAGGTTTAAGGCGGGTGGCGAGGTCGGAGCGGTACCAGTTCCAGAGGGAGTCTCGGGCCTGGAGGCTGTCGGCCTCGATATGGGATTTCACGGGGTCGTCGATGAGGACGAGGTCGGCTCTGCGGCCGGTGATCGGGCCGCGGATGCCGGTTGCGAAATACTCGCCGCCGGCCTCGGTGCGCCAATGGGCGCCAGCGCGTTCGCCAGGTGCCATGGTGACGCCGAGGTCTGGGTGTTCGGTGATCAGGCCGCGGACCTGGCGGGCGAAATGGGTGGCGAGGCCCTCGGTGTGGCAGGCGGTGATGACGGCGCTGCGGGGGTGGCGGGCGAACCACCAGGCGGGGAAGATGATGGAGGCGTAGGTTGATTTGCCGTGACCCGGCGGCAGGAGAAGCATCAGGCGGTCGCATCGGCCTTCTGCGATGTCGGTCAGGGCATCGAGGATGAGGTTGTGGTGGCGGGCAGGTTTCTGCCCGTTTGGTGCGAGGACGCGTTCGGCCCAGTCCGGCAAGGTATCGTGTGTGGCGGGAGGCGGGGGCCGAGAACGGGTCTTGCGCGGTGTTGATGCCACCGGAGACCTCTCTGTGTTGTCGGGGTTATGACCTTTGCGATGTGCAAAAGCCGTGTGGGGTTGCCCGCACACGGCTTCGATCATGGGAGAAACCATACATCAGACTGGGGCGTTTGGGAAGGAAAAAAATCCATGCTAGGCGCATTTTCCTTTTGAGACGGCGGATACGTGGATCGATCGAAGTTTTTGAAATCGGGCCGGATTGGACGGGAGAGGGCGGGCTGGCCGTTGTGCTCTCGGATAAGTGTTTTGAATTCAATATGTTGTCCTCTGCGTCTGGCAGTCCTGTGGCGAGCGGGGGCAGTTACGGGAGAATTCGGTGGCAGCAACAGCGATCTGTGGAGGCAGATTTGGGGTTGATCTGAGGGGAGCATCTTGGCTGTATGACCCCGCGCCCGGAGGTTTGGAGTTCTGGGTGCCTGGAAGTGCTGGCAATGCCAGACGGGTTCTCCGGTTCTGCCTTGGTTTGGCCGCAATGTGCTGTTGTGTGCAGGGCGAGCGGACTATCATGATTGGAGTGTTGATGATTGCACGTGCCAAAAGGGTATTCCCCGGCATGGTGATGTCGTTGCTGCTGAGCGCTCCGGCGCTGGCTGCATCGCCTGCCATCGATAAGGTGGACCATACGCCGCATGGGCCGGCCAATGCCGGGAGTGGGCCGCAATCCGCCCCTGGGGTGCGTAAGCCTGCGAAGGCGGTTTCTGCTCAGACTGCACAGGCGAAGAAGGTCGTGTCCGGGAGTGGGGCTCCGGCGGGGGCTAAGCATGTGGTCGCGGCTGCGCCGGCGCCGAAGCGGGTGGTTGTGGCCCGACCGGCGCCCCGTGTGGTGCCCGCGGTGACCTCCAGTTCGGTCATGATTCGTCGGACGAGCGGGACAGCGGGGAATGTTCGTCGACTGATCGACGATGGGACGATGTGGCGGGAATCGGGTGCGGTGACCACGTGGCAACAGACCGGCGTGGCGTCATGGTATGGTGGAGCGAAGTGGCAGGGCCATCGGATGAGTTCTGGTGCCCGGTATGACGAGAGCCAGTTGACGGCCGCGCATGCGACCTTGCCGATCGGTACCCGGGTTCGGGTGGTGCTGCATGACAGCTCGAAATTCGTGATTGTCACCATCACGGACCGGCCTGGAACGCGGACCCGCATCATTGATCTGTCCCGGAAGGCGGCTGAGCAGCTTGGAATTTTGAGTCGTGGCGTGGCGATGGTGACGCTGCAGCCGGTGTGACGGGTGTTGGCCTTGTGTTGATGGGAAAACCGGCCGGAGGGTGAACCCTCCGGCCGGTTTTTTTGTTCGTGATCTTGGTTTGGCGATTCGGCGTTCAACTGCCGGAGACCGCCAGGATCAGGATGGCGATGATCGAGGCGATGCTGAGCAGCGCCGAGGCTCTGAATGCAAGTTCAAACATGGTCCTTGTCCCTTGTCGTGTGGCGACGGGGGGCAGAACTGCATACGGCGTGCCGGCTCGAGGGGCTGCGATTTTGCCGAATGCGGTGCGTTCTGCGAGGCGTTGAGCGTGTTGACGATGAGATCGACTCCCTGGGCGTGCCAGCGCTGGATCGCCTTGTGGTCGGCGCCGAGCAGGGTGGCGAGGCGGCGCCAGCTGAAGAGGTGGCGCTCGGTGACGGGGCTGACCAGGGCGCGCGCGCCGACGATGCGGCGCAGCACGTAGCGGTCTCGGGGGATGAGGGGGATCCAGTCCAGGGCCTCATCCATGCGGGTGACATGGAGGTGAGACGGAATGGCGGGCCTGACGCGCTGGTCGACGTTTTGCCAGCCATAGGCCTCGATGGCGGATTGGACGATGTCATGCCGGCTGGTGCGAAGGCGCGTTGTGGGGCCGACATTGGGGAGGGCCAGCAAGGTGCGTCCCGCCTCCTCCAGGCGATAGAGGACGTATTCCGCATCGACCAGGACAAGCTCGGCCAGTGCTTGGTTCGTGACGGGGTGTGGCCGGGACGGAATCTGGGCCATCGCGGTTTGCAGGCGCGTCATGGGGTCTCCGTTGATGGGGCTTGAATGGGCTGGGGCTGTGCGGCGGCGGCGCAGGCATTGGGCGACCTCATCGGCGATGATCGATTCGATCTCGGATTCGGTGAGAAGGTCGCGCACGACGGTGTAGGCGGTGGTGCGCAGGGCCTTGCGATGGATGGGGTGGTTCAGCAGGGGGGCGATGTGGCGGCGGAGCGCGTGGGCGGCCTGGACCCTGTGAGTTTCTGGCGGAGCGGAAGCTGGTTCGTTTTGAGAGACGAACCGCGAGCTTCGGCCGCATGCGGACATGCGGGCGGGGGCTGTGGCGTGCAGCAGGGCGGCGACGGCTTCGGCGCGGCCCATCCAACCGCACCGGACAAGTTTTGCAAGGAAGGGGCCCGCCAAATGCGATGGGATCGCGACTTGGGGCGCGCTCATCAGAGCCGTTCCCGCATGAAAATGTAAGGAGCGCCCTCGAGAAGGGTGCCGTTTGTGATGAGGCCCCAGGAGGCCGGGTGGCCTGGGGGAAGCGGGTCGCGCAACATGTCTTCTGGTGCGGTCAGTTCGTGGCGGTGGCGTTGGGGGGCGCCGCGGCGTGATGCCGGTATGGCGAGGCATGCCTGTGGGCGGGCGGAGTTTCGCGTGTTGGCCGGCTGCATTGGCATCGTCTGTCCTTGCCTTCGCTGGTGATGGCGAATGTTAGATATGGTGACGCCAAAATGTCAATAAAAATAACTCATCAGTGTTAGGTTGTCTGACATATGCTGGAGCCGATCATGCGCTTGGCCGGAGGTGGCCGGGCGTCTCGCTTTCGGTGAAGGAGGCATGACGTGGATATCGGAGAGATCGGCGCGCGAATCCGCGCGGCGCGTGAGGCGCGGGGCCTGACGCAAGGAGGACTGGCGAAGCTGGTTGGTGTCAGCCGCAGTGCGGTGGCGCAGTGGGAGACGGGCCGGAGTGGGCAGGTTGGCGGGAATCTTGCTGCGATTGCCCAATCGCTTGGTGTCAGTGTGGAGCATCTGTTGCTGGGGGGTGGGGCAGGGTTTGCCGCTGGGGAAATTGGCTGGGTGCAAGGGATGGCGGGAGATGAGCTGGCGCTGCTGCGGCTTTATCGAGCCTGTGGGCCGGAGGATAGGGCAGTGGTGTTGCGTCTTCTTAAGGGCTTAAGTAAAGAAACCTCATGATGTAAAAAGATTATTGTGGTATAAATAATACTTAAAGACGCCCGTATGAGATAACTGAAGTATAAATTAATGACATCCTTGGATAAATTTTAATCAATTTTATTTCGCGTGTGCGGAAATTTTGAAGGTCGGCAGGGTCTTGCGATCGCCATCGGCGTTGTTTTCGGTTGCGTCTGTCTGAATCCTGAGACGTCGTGAATACCAGCGCGACAGTTGGAAAACGGATGTGCCTGCTGCTTTAAGTTTGCGGGTGTTTCAAAATCACGTTCCCGTTATCCGGCGAATTTGGCAGATTTCTTATGTTTATCGCTCGTTCGTCGTTGGGCTGTGGGTGATGGAGGGGGGGACTTCAGAGCGAAGCGAAATCATGAAGCTGCTTTTAGAATTTAGACTTTGCGTTTTTAATGGATAATTTAGGGTGTATTTGAGGCATTTTTGACGCTGCTCCCGACAATGTGACGGATTGTCACGTTGGTCGTGCCTCGGATGTGATGCAGCTCGCTTTTACGTCATTAACACCCTCAAAGGGGTATTTTCGCTTGCCTCATCTTGATCGCATGCCCTAAGAAGATGACAACGATCAATGCCCTCGCCTCATCCAAGGAACCAGCATGGCAAGTTCATCAATTGTTGGCACGACGACGGGGTCAGTTTCGGTCCCAACCACTTCATCTCAGTCGCTCGCCGCAGCACAGTCCGTCTTGTCTGGCATCGACGCGGTGGTTGCCAGCAATTCCGCGGTGGTTGTGACGGCGACGGCGGCTGTTTCCCCGACGACCCCGACCGTCATTCAGGTTGGTGGTGCATCGGCAACCGCCGCGGGCGTCGTGAACCTTGGGACGCTGAACAGCAACGTTTTGGCGGTGCTGATCAACAACACCAAC